TAATAGATACAACAATCAAAAAAGATAAGAGGAAACGAGATGCAACAATTTGTTGACACAAGAGATTTTTTGTCTCAAACTAAGTTTTACGAAGGCTATTCGCGTTTTAAAGACGGTCATAGTAGATATGAATCTTGGGATGAGGCTGTTGATCGTGTTATTGAAATGCACGACAAAAATTATATGAGCAATGGGAATGAATTAACTGAATATTTAGACGAAGCACGTACTGCCTATAAAGAACAAAGAGTTCTTGGTGCTCAGCGTGCACTCCAGTTTGGAGGAGATCAATTAATGAAACACCAAATGAGGATGTACAATTGTACGTCTTCTTACGTTAATAGACCAGAGTTCTTTGGCGAGGTGTTTTATATTTTATTGTGTGGTGCAGGTGCAGGATTTTCTGTACAGAAACATCACATTAAAAAATTACCAAAAATTCAAAATAGAACTAAACAAGCGAAAGGTTATATAGTTGAAGATTCAATTGAAGGTTGGGCTTCAGCATTAGACGTGTTAATGTCTTCTTTCTTTGTAGGCGGAGGTAAATATCCGGAATACGAAGGACGAAGAGTGTACTTCGATCTATCGCAAATAAGACCGAAAGGTGCTTTTATATCAGGTGGATTTAAAGCACCAGGACCAAACGGTTTACGTAGGTCTTTAGACAAAATAGAACACTTATTACAAGGTATTGTATTAGACTCAAAAGAGCCAATGGATATAAAACCAATAAACGCTTACGACATTACTATGCATGCAGCAGATGCTGTATTATCTGGTGGCGTAAGAAGATCAGCAACCATTTGTCTTTTTTCACCAGACGATGAAGAAATGATGAATGCTAAAACTGGTAACTGGTTTATGGATAATCCACAAAGAGGTAGGTCAAACAACTCTGCAGTTATTGTAAGAGATGAGACCACACCAGAAGAGTTTGGCAAGATTATGGAATCTGTCAAGCAGTTTGGCGAACCAGGGTTCGTCTTCGTTGAATCTAAAGAACATACTACAAATCCATGCGTGGAGATTGGTATGTATCCGCAGATCAATAAGAAGTCAGGTTGGCAAGGTTGCAACCTTACTGAAATCAATGGAGGCAAATGCAATACCGAGGAAGACTTTTACAAGGCATGCCGAGCAGCGTCTATCCTCGGTACCCTACAAGCGGGGTACACAGACTTTAAGTTTTTAACCGATACATCAAAACTTATTTTTGATAGAGAGGCTTTACTTGGAGTTTCAATTACAGGATGGATGAACAATCCAGATATTCTTTTCAATGAAAAGATATTAGAAAAAGGTGCGCAAATAGTTAAAGACGTAAATAGAGAAGTTGCTAGAATAATAGGAATCAATGCTGCAGCAAGAACAACTTGTGTCAAGCCAAGTGGTAACGCTTCTGTGTTATTACAAACTGCATCCGGTATTCACGCCGAGCATTCAAGCATGTATATTAGAAACGTGCAAATGAATAAAGAGTCAGAAATAACTCAAGCAATTATGAAGACTAATCCGTACATGGTTGAAGAATCAGTATGGTCTGCTGGTGGTACAGATGTCGTAGTGTCATTTCCTATACTACCAAATAAAGGATCTTTGTATAAAGATGATTTGTTAGGTGTTAAACATCTAGAGTTAGTTAAGAAAGCTCAAAAGCATTGGGTTGAAGCTGGCACTAATGAAGAGTTATGTGCTGATAAGGGTGTAAGACATAATGTATCTAATACAATCATAGTAGATGACTGGGATGAAGTAGAAAAATATGTATATGAAAATCGTAATGCCTTTGCAGGTATTTCTTTCTTACCTATGACTGGTGACAAAGATTATAATCAAGCACCAAACACTGCAGTTATTACTGCAAAAGATATGGTAAAGAAATATGGTAATGCTGCTGTATTTGCATCTGGCATGGTAGTAGACGCACTTAAAGTTTTTAATAACTTATGGGATGCATGTTCTACAGCAAAAGGATTTGGTGAAGACTTATCTCTAGAGTCATCAGAAAATGCTATGAAAAGAGATTGGATAAGAAGGTTTGGTAAGTTTGCTGATAACTATTTAAATTCAGATCAAGTACTTGCTGAACATTGTTTAAAAGACGCGTACTTATTACATAAGTGGAATAAGATTCAATCAACTTTAAAAACCGTCGACTGGAAAGAAGACATAACAGAAAGAAAGTATACAGATGTTGATACACTCGCTGCAGCCGCCTGTGCAGGTGGTGCCTGTGAAATCGATTTCTAGAATAGTTTCACCGTGCGTTAAAGTATGTACTCTTAAAGAGGACTTTTGTATAGGTTGCGGTAGAACTACTCAGGAAATTGCTGAATGGGGAAATGCAACTCGAGAAAGAAGGGAACAAATTCTTGAAAGACTACCAGATAGAATGCGAAGAATGCGATGAGACTTCCTACGTGGCAGCATATAAAGAACCAAAGTATTGTCCAATATGTGGTAGGAGAGCTGAAGCTGAAGAAGTAGATGACGTGGACTTATAATAATGTAACTTTTGAAGATACACCTGAAGAATATCAAGGCTATGTATATCAACTCACAGAAATTCATACCAACAAAAAATATATTGGAAAGAAGAATTTCTGGAAACCTAAAACATTACCCATCACTAAAACACGTAAGAGACGTGTACGAACACGTGTTGAATCAGACTGGAAAGATTACTATGGATCATCCAATCAAGTACGCCAGCTTGTGGAACAACACGGAAAAGAAAGATTCAAACGTGAAATATTAAAACTCTGTAAAACAAAAGGCGAAATGTCTTATTATGAAGCAAAGCTTCAGTTCGACCACAATGTATTGTTTAGAGATGACTACTATAACAACTTTATAGGTTGTAGAATTCATTCAAAACATTTAACAGGTTAATCACTTTTTCCTTTACATTAAGTTAAAAGTGTGGTATAATAATAGTATAATAAAAAATTAGGAGTTTAAATGTCTAAAAAATCAAATGTAATAAATTTTAAAAAAGAAAAACTAAAAAAGTTTGACGAAGAGAATGAAATTATCTTTACCGTCGATGATGAAAACTATACGCTAGGCGAGATGGTTCATCAGGCTCATAATGATAACGGTATGGAGTTTGTATTTAGATTGGATATAGAAGATGACGAAGAATCTATTCACTAAAATCGAACTGCTAGAAAAGCAGATAGCAGAAGAAGTTAAAGAAAAGTATGCTTTATATAAGCGTATTAAAGAACTTAACGAAGAACTTCGTGCTTTAAAAAATAAAAGTCCAGAGATGTCAAGCATCTCTGGTCCTGACAATATTCAAAGGTATAGAACTTAGTTAATATGTTAATCACTTTTTTTAAATTAAATGCATTTTTTCCTTTACATTTACGAAAAACTGTGGTATAATATATCTATAAAATGGAAAAAGAAATGAAAACAAAAGTGGAGAAAATTAATGACATAGCGAAAGCAACCACCAAGTTATGTGATGGAAAAGTTGCATCAGGCAGAAGTAGAAGCATAGCGGGATTTACAGGTACGGAACTACCCAGGGAATCATCGGTGGAGTATAAAACGTTCCCTAGTCTTACCATGGGGCGGACCCATCGGTCGGTAAGGCTAGATGTATTGATCGCCGCCCCACAGAATTTGGAGGCTATAAATGCCTAGTCCATCAGAAATACAATCAATGCTTCCACTATTTCTTCAACTCCTCTTCTTCGCGGTAGCTGGTGCATTGATTGTAGGTGTATTCTTTTCCATAGTTGGTTTCTTTTATCGTAATGCTATTATAATAATATTAATAGTTGCATTATTATTTGGCGTCAATTATGGTTATATTGATTTAACTAAATTATTCGGAGCAGTGAAAAATGACAATGCATCTATTACCAATCTACTACAATAATAATAGTACTAAAAAGAAAAAGCCTTTCCGTAAACCAGGTTGGGTTAAAGCTCAAGCTGAACATGATAAATGGCTTATGTCACGTGGTGTACATCCATCACAGCTTAAAAATAAAAATAAAGATTCAGGAATTAAAGCTCCTAATTACAAAGAGCTTTCACGTTCTCTACCAACAAGCAACTACACTGGTAAAGTTGTTGGTAAGTCTAAAACAAATGCATATACCGGTACATTTATTACTGGTATCGCTACTATGCATAAATCTAATATGGTGCCTGTAACTAAAGATGCAGATCCTAAAGAATATTCTACTATGAGGAGAAATTAATTTGCATTTTATGCATTTTTTCCTTTACATTTGCGGAAAACTATGGTAGAATATAAGTATAATAAAAAATCGGGAGTTTATATTATGTTTAATTATGATACAATTATCAAACAACTAGAAGCAATGTCACCTATTCACCAAGATGAGTTTGCTCAAAAGCTTATCGAAAAAAACAGCGGGTTGGCAGCTGCTATATCAACTAAGATTAATATTGCTCATCAGGATAAGTATTACACCGATACTGATGCAATGCATGAGTCTCTTAAGTTAAGAGGTCATGCATAATGAAAAATCCTATAGCAAAATATTTAATGTGTTCTTACGCATATTATAAGCTAGATAAAAATTTAATAACTGATCACGAGTTTGATCAGTTAGGTAAAGACATTCTTGCTAACTATGATAATATAGAACACATGCATAAACACTTAGTTACTAAAGAAATGTTAGATGCTGGTACATACTTAGGTGAATATCCTAATATGGTTATTGGCGCTACACACGATTACATCAACACACACAACATATAAATGGGAGTTTAATATGGGATTACAAGCACTAAAAGGTAAAAAGACTAAAAAGAAAGTATTAAGAGCAAGAGCTAGAACTGGTTTAGCTGGTGTTCCAATTGATAAAGGATTTGATGCAGTAAAAGATTATTTTCATATTAATGTAGATAAGAAAGATTGTATTAATCAAGTTAAAACATGGGTTAAGAAAAACTTTCCTCAACCATCTAAATATATTTTAGCTAATCCAGACTGGAAATTTACATATACACATCATGCAGCTACAGCTTTTTGGTATAACAATAATTTAAATAAAACTATTGAGTCTCCAAAGGCCGCTGATTTTTTAAATCATTTATTTGATAAAATCATACCTCTTATTGAAGAAGGTAAAGTCTTATTCAATGAAAAGAAAAAAGAACTAAAAGCTAAAAGTAATATAATAACTATATCACCACAAGAAAAATTAATACGTAAGATTAATAATACTATTATGCAAGAATTACTTGAACTAGAAGATAAGTGGATCGATGGTGAAGATGCCACTATTAACATATACGATAGGTTCAAGTTCCACGGCTTAACAAATACTGCAATCAGTCACGTTAAGCCTATGATTGAGGGCTGGCTTCTTGATTATGAAGACGCATACTACAAAAGATGCGAACAAGCTGTCGAAGGTTACTCCCACCTTAAAAGGTCGGTCCTCAATCAAAGAATTAAAATATGCACTGCAATGTTAGAAGATCTTGAAAGAATCAGATCTGCTACTAAAGCTTCAAGAAATGTTAAAATCAAAAGACCAAAATCTATTGATAAGCAGGTTGCTAAAGTGCAATACAAAAAAGAGGATAATGATTTTAAGATTGTATCAATCAATCCAATTCAAATACCAACAAAAACTCGGTTATATACATTCAATACTAAAAGTAAAATGATTATTGAATATGTCACTGAAAGTGTAAATGGATTTGAAATATCTGGTTCAACCATTAAGAATTTTTCAAAAGGTTCAAGTAGAACTATATGTCTACGTAAACCACTTGATTTCTTACCGATTGTTTTACAGAAAACACCAAAGCAAATTGATGATGCTTGGCAAACTCTTAAAACAAAAACAAAGGTACCTAATGGTAGAATCAATAATGATACAATATTATTAAGGGTTTTAGACAAATGAAAATAGAAGAACAATTTTTAACAAAGTCTAAATTCACTAAGCTTATCGAAAGTACCGTAGCAGATCTCAAGATTCCATATATGGATGCAATACTGAAGGTCTGTGAAGCTAACGATATTGAAGTCGAAGACATTCGAAAGTTCATATCACCAGTTATAAAAGATAAGCTTGAAGCAGAAGCGATGGAATTAAATTTCTTACCAAAAAAGAATGCTATTGATTCATCGTTTTTTAACTAAACACTGTGTATATATAAGATTATATTTCAGTTAATATTTCAGTAATAAGGAGACAATACAATGTCATTTGAAACACTTAAACGCAATCGCGGTTCTAATATCAGTAAAATTATTAAAGCAGCAGAAGCCACAAATAGTGGTGAAACTAAATCATACGTTGATGATAGAATATGGAAGCCAACTGTTGATAAAGCAGGTAATGGCTATGCCGTCATCAGGTTCCTCCCTGGTACGGAAGAGAATATTCCTTTTGTAAGATATTGGGATCACGGTTTTAAAGGTCCTACCGGTCAATGGTATATTGAAAATTCACTTACTTCAATAGGTCAACCTGATCCAGTTGGTGAACTTAACTCTAGACTTTGGAACTCAGGTATTGAGTCTGATAAAGATAGAGCAAGAACTCAAAAGAGAAGATTACATTACGTAACTAATATCTATGTAGTTAGTGATCCATCTGCACCTCAAAACGAAGGCAAGGTATTCTTATATAAGTTTGGTAAGAAAATCTTTGATAAGATTTATGATCTTATGAATCCTGCATTTGCCGATGAAACACCAATAGATCCATTTGACTTTTGGGAAGGTGCTGATTTTAAACTTAAGATCAGGAATGTTGAAGGTTATAGAAACTATGATAAATCAGAATTTTCTTCTGCAGCTCCATTATTAAACTCTGATGAAGCTAAGTTAGAAGAAGTTTATGGCAAGATGCATGATCTATCAGAATTCACTAATCCTAAAAACTATAAACCATATGATGAGCTTAAAGCAAAACTTATGAGAGTACTAGGTGAACAAGCTACTGCTGGTGCCTATACGGTAAAAGAAGAAATTAAGTTAAATAATCCTGAGCCGGCCGTTGAGCCAGTCACTGCAGCAGAAATGAGTAGTGAAGATGAGGATACTTTATCTTATTTCTCTAAACTTGCAAAGCAAGATTAAGTACCAAATCCAACAACCAACTGGTCCTGTATATCAACTGCAGGGCCATTTGATATTAAAGCATTTGTTGTATTTTTATTGCTTATTGTTTGATTGTTAGTTGGTGCTACTACTACATTATTATTTGAAGAGTTACTGTTATTGTTAGTTGTACCAGAAGGAGCTGTAGATTTTCCAGTATCAACTGGATCTATATTATTTTTTTGAAGTTGATTAGCAGGTTGTATTGTATTAGTCTTACCTAATATCATATTTACTTTATTCATCTGTTTGACTAAATCATCGACCTTCAAGTCTGGAGATAAAAATCCTTTGCCAAAATCAACCTCAGGTATTCCATCAAAATATCCACTACCTACTTTTCCACCATTAGCCATCTTATCAATTAAATCAAGCTGAATACCCATTCCAGCAATCATGTCTTTGACACTTTTTTCAAATCCCTTAAGACTTATCTTTCCTAAGTCATTTAAGTTATCCATAAATTTCTTTAATGCACCACTAAGCCTATCTAAATTGTCAGCAACTGATATATCAATACTTTTGAGAGGTTCCATAGCATCAACCATGGATTGAATCATATTTGCTCTGGTTGTCTTTTGATCTTTGAGGTCTGTTCCAAATAAAAAGTTAACAATTTTTTTAGCGCCATCGATTAGATTATCAACTAACTGAACACCACCTGAGCCTACCATTGCTGATAATAAAGCAGGTCCAATTCCAGCAATTGCACCGACTTTACTCAATAAACCTTCGGCTTCTACTTTATTTAATGCTGTTAATCCTCCAGCTATATTAGTAACTAAAGTTTTAAATGCACTTCCATCAACACCTAATACAGCACCTAGCTTAGAAAATCCAGCTAAAGACGTAATAAAAGCACCAATACCGACACCTATTGATGCAATTCCTAATGCAGCTGCTTGAGCACCTCCAGGAAATAAACCTAATAACGCGCCTGATGCCATAGCAGCACCTAGTGCTGCAAACTCTTTAGATCCAAATGCGCTAAGACCACCTGCAAGATTTTCTAATAATTTCTTTAAGTTTTCTCCTTGATCACCGCCCATCATAGACATTAGAGCATCTGCTCCAGCTAATGAAGTAAAAAATGCAGCCATGCCTAAGCCAACTGCTCCTAGACCTTTTACAGTACTTTTTGGGAATATCATACCTGCTGCTAAAACGGTACCTAATGCTAAGAATTCTTTTTTACCAAAAGCGCTTAAACCTGCAGCTAAATTTTGTAATAATTTTTTTATACCTTCGCCAGCATCCTTTGATGCAAATTTTTGTATGATGGCTTCTGCACTAGATAATCCTAGAAAGAATGCACCTAATCCAACACCTGCAGGTCCTAATGCTGCCAATAACTTTATGACACCGCCTCCAACAACTTTAGCCAATAATGCAAGACCGCCTAAGAAACCTATTCCCTTTAAACCTTTTAAGCTTCCAAGTAAACCACTATCTGCTTTTTTAACTTGTTCAGTGATACCAGATCCAGCCGCCTTTTTTGCTTTGGCGGTAGATTTTTCTCTAGATGCTTCAAGATCTATTTTAGATTTTTTAACAAAGTAACTTGATACAGTATTATGTAAACTATCAACTGCTTGCGTTGTATCTATGCTAGAGTCATTGTTCGTTTTAAGTTGATCAATAACATCACCTAATGTTGAATATCTTCTTGCCATGTCATCTTCTTTCTTGTTTGCTTTCTTCTTCTCTTATGTGATCTATTAGCATTCCCACATAAACTTCTTTTTCCCATGGTATCAAATTGTCTATCTCACTTAAAGAATATTTATGATGTTGCATTAAGTTAAAATTAGTTTCATAATAATTACTTAATGAATTATGAGATAGACTTATTATAAAAAACTTTGCAGGCCCTCCACTTTAATTTCATTATGTGTGTTACATTTAATGCAATCAAATTCAATATCATGAGATAACTTAGGTATATTTTCAATATATTCTCTTATCTTAGTAAACTGTTCTTGTGTCATTGATTCGATAAATTCTTGAAATTCTTCTTTTTCAATATCTCTCATATCAATTCTTTCATCATCTGTCATGACAGAATTTATTGATTCTCTTATTAATCCAAACACCTGAACTGTTGGAGATTTTTCGTTTAGTGATTCACTAGCCGCCATTTGACTAAAAGTAGGATGCTTCATTTCAACTATTATCTTATCAGTTATATTAATTTTATTATTACTGTTATCAACTTTTATGTTTATATCGTCAATATTAACTCTAACATCATTTTCAGTTGCACATTCTTTACATTTAAAAACCAACTTAGATGTTTCTCCAACTGACTTTGCTCTTATCTTTAAAAATAAAAATTCAATGTCATATGAAGTTAAAGACCTCATGTCTAATTCTTCGTATACACATGATTTAACCGTGTCCATTACGGCACTAGCTATTTGCATAGCGTCTTGTGTTTCTAAACCTATTAATAAAATTTTCTCTTCTTTAACTAAAAAAGGCCTAAATGTAATTTCATTATTTGTTGAAGGTACCACAGCTCTATACTTTGGTACGTCATTTAATTTAGGTAATCCCATACTATTCTACTCCTTATAATATATCAATTCCACCGAGAGGTGTATCAATATCCATGTTAATAAATCCTTGAGTGCTACTTGCGCGAGCCCAATTTGTATATGCAAAAGTTACAGTTAATTGAACTAATCCATCTAATTCGTTATTTAATTCTATTGCGCTAGTTGACACAGGAAAAGCTTCCAGTAACTCTACTGAATAAACTGATCCTCCACCTATTCCACCACTAAACCTAATTGGTCCAACCTGTTTACTAAATCCTTTTAATGGTTGACGTAACTGGTGTATAGTTATAGACTTAGCATACTGACTCTTGTAGTTACTTGTAAATGCTTTGGCTCCATCTTCTGGAATTGCAGTATTTCTCCATGCATCAAAGTATTCTTTTACGCCGTAATCATTCATTAAATAGAAAGTCATTGCAACATCGTCGACGGCATACCCATATGCTACTTTTTGAAATTCCATTCCGATTCTTCTGTCATTAGTTAATGTAACCTTGCCGGGCATAGTTGCATTCGAGCAAAGAATATTTAATTCTCTACCAGATGCTCCACCTCCGCCGCCTGTTAACATTCCAATTATACCACCTAATAATCCGCCGCCTCCGCCGAAGCTAGTTGGCATTGTGACCAAGAACCTATTTGCTCGAGCAAATCCTAATTTTGTATTAGCTAAAGCTTTTAATTCATCTACACTACTAGCCATTTGATATGTTCCTCGAATCTGAATATACTCTACCTGCAGGAGCTTTCTTCCAACTTGCTGTTGGTAAGAATGTAGCTATCTCCCATTCAGGTGCTGGTACTTGAGCAAACCTAGATTTAACGTGATTTAAAAGATAATGTTTAAAACACGGTTGAAAGAATCTAAATCTCGATGCACCTTTAAGTAAACTGTATGTTAAAGTAAATCGCGTTGACTCATCATATTTTTTATTGTTAACTACGTCAAGTAAACTATCCAAAAACTTTGCTCTTAAAACTGGAGGAATGTAATGTAAATTTAAACCTCTAAAACCACCTTCTGCTTTTTCAACTGGTATAACCAATGGAAAAGTATCGTAGTATGGAAGCTTGTCTTTAAGCTTAGGATCATAGAAAAACATCATCATACTACCAAGCAAAGGACTACTTACTTTATTAATCTCATCTTCTCTCATTAATGCTTCACGATTCACTCTTGTAAGTCTTTGTACACGACGACGAAACCAGTCTCGAGATTCTTGTGTTCGAGGTGTAATACCTTTTCTAAATGCTTCAAGTTCTAATCTTTGAAATAAATTACTCATAAGTCTATTTATATCTTTTCTTACGCTTTTTTCGATATGTAGGTAGAGGTTTATACTTCTTAAGTTTACCTGGGACAGGCTTAGTTAAAAGTTTCATTTCTTGTAAAGTTTTTTCAGTCCATACTTGAAACTCCCATCCTCTATCCTTTGCATAATTATCTGCAGCTTCCCACTTATTCATATTTTTAACATATGTTAAGCCTTCTGTAATATATCTTTTAGTTTTTCTTGGTCCAACTGGAGGTACTGTTTCTTTTTCAGGTTTAATCTCAACTAGTAGTGTCTTATCTTCAAACACAATTTTCATATCAACATAATACTTATGATATTTTTTATCGACGTCATAGTAGTATGGAACTATTATTTCTTCTGAACTCCAGCCTTTTACCTTATCATTCTTATCACACCATTGAAATACAGCTTTCTCCCACAAAGACCTATATACTATATTGGTGTAGTCACCTTTGTACTTGGTTGTGTTTTTCGCTTTGTAAAGACCAGAATAAACCATGATAACCGTTATAAATAAAGAAATAATACTTTAATATTATCTATAAGGATTACACATGGGAATACTAGATAAAGCTGGACCTTTAGGAGAAACACTTAAAGGCGGAGGTGGATTAAAGAATCCAATAAAAAACTTTAGTAACGTTGAAGGTGCACTCGATGATTTTGCAGAAGCTGGTCAATCGTTATTAGGTGCTTTGTTTAAAAACTTTGGTGTTGGTGGTAGCACATTAGAATATCCATTGGATGTATCAGGTAATCCTGCTTATGCTGCGACTGTATCATTTCAAACTTTAGAGTATACCACACCTGAATCCGGTAAGAGCCAAAAGTCTCATATGAAACAACAAGAAGATAATCTTAAACAGGCCAGATTAAAAGAAGCTGATGATGCTAGAAATCAAGCTGCAGGCTTAGGATTAGTTGATGATTTTGGAAGTAAAAATCCAGGGTTTCAACAAGCAAATGATGCAAATGCATCTTTCTTAGGTGCTACTAATCAACCAACAACATTCTCTGCAGATATTGCAGATGGTAGCGGAGGAGCCAACACGGCAGCTTTTGCTGATGACGCTGCTTCATTAAATTTTGCAGCTAAAAAAGATACTGAGGTTGAGGCTGCTACTGCTAAAAAATCTTCTTCAAATGTAAGATCTGGCACAAGCTTTTTTCCTAAGAAAGGTGAACCAACAGTTACAATGTACTTTCCTCCAAGTATGTCTTTTGTTGATAACGTTGGATATGACACAAATGCTGAATTAGGCGTACTAGGTGCTTCAACATTAGCTGGAATAGAAGGTGGCATGTCAGGTTTAGGCGCGGCTGCTGAAGCAATCAAAGGAGAAGGAACTGCTTTAATTGATACATTCTTAGGTGGTGGAGATACTAGTAAAAATCTCTCACCAGGAGTCACAGACTCATTGAAACTTGCAATTGCAAAAGTAAACAACAGGTTTATGCCATTGCAATCTTTTAAAAACGCAACAACTCTTGCTAATAGGTTTATTGTTAATCCTAATGTAAGAGCTATATTTAGAGGAGTTAATATACGTGAGTTTCAATTTCAATTTAAACTTATAGCAACTTCTCCAGAAGAAGCAAGAACTGTACAAAAAATAATTAAACATTTTCGAAAAGAGTTATATCCAAGAGGATTTCCAGTAAACTTCGGTTCTGCTTCTGCAGACATAGGTTATCATTTTCCGAATGCATTTAAAATAATATTTAAGTTTCAAGGAAGAAGAAATAAAAATTTACCTAAGATAAAACCTTGTTACTTAAGAAGTTTTAATGCAACAATTAATCCTACAGGTGGTTCATTTAGAAATGATGGTCAACCAAATGAGATAGATATTTCTATGGCGTTTGTTGAACATGAAACTCTTAAATCGCTTGATGTTCAGAGAGGATTCTAATGTTATATTTTAGCAACTTTTCAAATATCAGTTACAACTTCGGTGATGAACCTGATCCCGTTACATTTCAAAACATATCTGTATATGCTGACATAGTGGATCAAATTAAAAATGATCTTACTTTTGCAAACAAACATACGATACAAGAAGGTTTTAGACCAGATCAAGTATCGATACAATTGTATGACACGCCTTTACACTATTGGACTTTTTATCTTTTAAACGATGATTTAAGAGAACAAGGTTGGCCTTTACCTAATCAAGAACTAATTACTTACATACAAAAATCTTTTCCGAATACTGCTATAACTACTAGAGAAAGTTTTGCAACTAAGTTTAAAATAGGTCAAACAATAACTGGTAATACATCTGCACAAAGCGGTAAAATAATAAGAAGAAATTTAGATCTAGGACAAATCATTGTAGAAGGAACCGTATCCTTTGCAAGTGGAGGAGAAACTTTTACTTCTACTAATTCATCTGGTGTCTCAGAAACTCTTGTTGCCGTATCGTCGGAAAAAGAATTTTTATCAGAAAGTCATTACGTAGATGGTACTGATACTATAGTTGATATTGATCCTACGGTAGGTCCTGGTGCTTTACTCACTGGTAAAACACATCAAGATGTATACCATGCCGTAAATGAAAATTTAAAACAAATTAAAGTTATTAAACCGGATTTAATTAATGGAATAGTGACAAGCTTTAAAAAGTCACTAAGGGGCTAAATGGAATTATCTGCGCATACAAGTACCGATTATTTAATCGTTGAAGCTACTATATCATCAACACGAAATGATACAGAAGTTGATATAAGAACTTTAGTTTCAGAATTTACGATTTATGAACATATCGAAAAACCTTATTTAACTGCAAGATTGACTTTCAAAGAAGAAGAAAATATTCTACAAGACGTTGATTTTCAAGGCGGTGAAAAATTAACTATTACTATTCAACATTTAGAAGAAACAGTATCTGCTAATACTATTACCAAAGAGTTCTTAGTTGATAAGATTGAAAATGTAGTAAGAGTCGACGAAAGAACAGAATTTGTAGTATTACATTTGATGGAATACCATGTGTTCGATTCATCAGGTCAAAATATTAGTAAATCTTATGTTGGTTCTCCTACATCAATTATAAAAACAATCATAGAAAACTTTTTAGACAAAAAAGTATTGATTGAAGGAATTGATGATGTGAAAGACATGAAAGTTATAATTCCAAATTTAAATCCTTTAGAAGCCGGTGCGTGGTTGAATAAAAGAGCTACTACCAGTGATGGTCTTCCTTTCTTTTTCTTTTCGGCTCTTGGAGTAGATAATTTAATATTAAAAGATTTAGAAAAAATGTTGACTCAACAACCCATTAATGCAGAGCAACCTTACATATATGCACCTAGTGCTGGTGATGGTAATGAGATTGTAAAAAGATATTTGATATTTAAATACAGATATGAATCTCAAGAAAATTTATTAAAGATTATGAGGAATGGCCATGTAGGTGCAAAGTATGTTTTTCATGATACGTTCAAAGGCATACCTACAAATGTTGATTTCGATGTTGATAACGTTTTTAAGACGTTGATCGTTAAGAATGCTCTCGGTGGAGAAAATTCTAGATACAATCATTCTCCAGAATTTAAAATAAAAGATAAAAAGATTGGTCAACATACTTCAAAAGTTATATCTCAAATTGCTTCATCTGGAGCTTATGACACGACAGGAACAACATTCAAAAGTTATCAAGATGAAAAAACTGTTGGTGGTCAAACTAAAAAGATTAATAGAGATTCATTAAAAGAATTTTTAATTAAATCACCACTAGTCATAACAGTAAGAGGAAGAGAATTTATTACTGGTGATGCAAACTATACCGTTGGTAAAACTATAAGGCTTAGATTTTTAGACACAAGTCCTTATACAGATGATCAAAGTGCAAAGTTTGATTTAAAGAAATCTGGAGATTATCTTATAATGACAGCAAAACATGTTTTTTCAGATGAAGGTGTATCTACCGAGTTAATGTGTGGAAGAGTTGCATCGCTAGGTGTGGAGGCTGAATTATAATGGCAAATTATTACGGAGATGAAACTAGATGGTTCATAGGATATGTTGTTAATAACGTTGATCCTTTAAAACTCGATAGAGTCAAAGTAAGAATAATTGGTATTCATACTGATAACGTTGAAGATATTCCTGATGATGATTTACCGTGGGCACAAGTTGGTGTACCAGTAACTGAAGACGGTAGTTCTGGTCAAGGCGCAAACTCACAATTGAAAATAAGAGCACAAGTCTTTGGCGTATTTCTTGATGGAAAGAATTCACAACTTCCTTTAGTGTTAGGTTCTATTCCAAAAATTGAAACAAATACAAATTCAATTGATGAATCATTACCTTCTGTATCAATTCCTATAGATGGAAATACTAATATTGAAAAAGCATTTAACTTTTTCATATCGCCTGAAGGTGGCGAATTTACACCTCAACAAGCGTGTGGTATGATTGGAAACTTTTGTGTAGAATCTGGAGCAACTGCAAACAGAGGCGATATTAATCCTGCGGCAGTGTCAGGATTTAAAGACGAAGGATCATTTGGAATAGCTCAGTGGAATCCTGCAAAGAAAGCGGGTGACAGGTTTGGTGAACTTCAAAAGTTTTCTGGTAGAATAAATAAAGATTACAGAGAAATGGAAACACAATTGAGATTTGTTAAACATGAACTAGAGACTCTTCCATATTTAGGGATAGGCCAATTAAGAAGTGCAACTACTCTTAAAGATGCCACTATAGTTTTTCAAAATAAATATGAAAGACCTAACAAAGATCTTGCGCACACAGATCAAAGAATAGCATTTGCACAAGAAACAATGAAGAAACTTGGCACTGGTGTTGATAATGATCCAATTAATCCTGAGGAGTAGAACATATGTCTTTTAGCGAATCCTTTAGTCTTAACGGAAAAGCTTTTCAAAGAGGTATAGGACCTATTGGAAAAAGCCGTGAGTTTAATGGAACAACGTTTACTTTTGCTCCGGAAGATAAAGGCAGAATAGTAAAGATTGATTTAGTTAGAGCAGGAAAAGACAGTTTAAGTAATTCTAGGCTTGAAGAAGGTACAGGTTATATCTTTAATGGAACGTCTGTAAGACTAGTTAATGGCGGTGTAAACTTCTTTAGAATTGAAGGTGTAAGAGAAGTTACTCAAGATGAATTTCTTAAAGCCACTGAACAAGCACCAGTATTAAGAGAGATACAGGCCTTAAATATTTTTCAAGCTTCTGGAGGTTCAGAAGTTGCTACTGTTAAAACAGAGCAAATAAAAAATTCTGTTATGAAAAGTTCTTTTTTTAAAAACCCTGGAGAAGTTGTTTCTGGATTTTTAAATTTTGGAGTAACTTCAAAACCATCTAAAGATTTTGTTAAGAGTCCAATGCCTGTCATACTACAAGAAGATGCTGGTGATGGATCTGCAACGGCTTCTTCTCCTAATGCATCTAATTTGGTCAAATTATTAAAAAAGAAAATGAACTCTATAAACTTAAATAAGGTTGAAATATGCAATGGTACTTTAGATGATATACAAAAAAGTTTAACAAGAAATACTCCGGGATTAAAACCGGCAGCTCGAAAAAATTTATTATCAAATAATTTTATGCCTGCAACTGTAAGTGTAAAAGTTTTAGCAAAAGTTGAAGAGGCAGTGGCTGATAAAGAAGAAGGCAAATCACCTGAGGATATTATTGGTGCAAAACAAAAAGAAGTAACAAAAGCAAGAGCACAATTATTTGGTAATGCTGGATTTGATTTAGGTAAAATCGGTGATATGCTTCCTCAAGGTGGAAGATCTTTTGCAAATATACAACCAAATATGTTGGCTAAAGCTAAAGGAATTCCAACTTCTACTGATATAAACAAAGCAATACCAAACATTCCTGATGGAGTTAAGATACCAACCGCGCAAAAAGGACAAGTAGTTGAAAAATTAATGAAAGGTCAAGACGCCGCTAGCGGTAAAGTTGATTACAGTACCAATATGAATAAAGCACTCGGCAAAGGAACCTTGACACCTAACATGACACCAGCCATTGGAAAAGAAGAAAAAGCCGCGGCCACTTCAAATTCTCGCTTCAATGGATTTCTTACACCTGACGATTACGTATTTGAAACTATAGGATCATTTGATAAGTTATTAGATTATTTAGAAGGAAGTGTTAGATGTAATTCTAAAGGAGAGAATGCAGTAACTCAAATGATTGTTGATTACACAACTGATGAATATGTTTTTGCTAAAGATGCAAAAGGTTTACAGAAGTTAAATAAAGAATTTGATTTAGAATTTACTATAAATGAACAGAAAGGTAAGAAAACTCCTACTGAAGCTAGTGCTGCAGCTCGTAAAATTTTAGAAGGTAGTGACGCAATAAAGTTTGGAATACAATCGCACTTTGTTATAAAGAGAGATGGTACCGTACAAAAAGGTAGACCAATAGACGTGGTTAACGATGATGGAGCCTTTCCGGATAGGTTTAATAAAATGATCTATGTTGTTTTAATAGCTGGTGAAAAAAATGCAGTAACTCCTCAACAAGCCGCAGCTGTTGATCATGTTATATCTGCAGCAATGATTGTTATGCCACAGATTTATGCTCTTGGTGTTAATGAAACCGATCCTGACTATGTTGGGCCTGGTATAGATATATCTGCTATTAGAGCAAAATATAATAAGATAATAGCAGAAGGATTTGTAGATCCGAAGGATAAAACAAGAGAAGAGCTTGCAGTTGTTAAATCACCAGAATTTGTTAAAACTGTTCCTACAAAACTTAGTGATATACAAAAAGTTGATCCTAGTAAAATTACAAAAGAATTTGAAAGTATTGATGAAACAACCGGTATAAAGAAACCAGTAAGTATCGATGAGGCTACAGCTGAAATGAAAACTACATTAGAAGATATAAAATCAGGAAAAATAGATGTTCAAGGTAATTTAGCTGCAGCTCAGACTAAGGGTCGAGGTGAAGCATCTAAAATTTTAGGTGATAAAAATGCTAACGCTCTTTTTGATAAACTAGATGGAAGTATGGGTAATGTTGATGGTCTTATTAAAGGTATGAACATTGGTAAGATTGACGATTTAACAAGTAACATAAAAAATGCTTTCGGAGTGAA